CAAAGTTGCAGACTTCGTTCAAGAGCTATCAAAGATTCAAGATCAATACTTCGATGCTCTTTGGGAAAAAGCAAAGGACAATAACTGGATGACTGGTTTTGATTCTGACGAACACGCGAAGGATTGGCTCTTTGATTACATTTTTAATGGAACTGATATTGGTTCTAGGCAACACGAGCAAACCCTTAGTGAATATTGCGGAGCAGATTGGTTATAATAATATGAAACATGTGTTATACATTGGTCAACCATATGATCCGCTAGAAGAAGTAGATATTCAGAATCGAAAGAAGGTAGGAATTACTCAATCGCGCGATAAGTTACCTATTAGAGAAGGACAGCTTAAGCGAGACGCAAGTACGATTATGCCATTCGGTTATGTCGTAGTGAAGGCATGGGAATTCAAAGAGGAAGTTGCGAGTGATGTAGAAAAACTCATTCATAATATTCGACAACCTTACGCAGGAGAATGGATCTTAGATGAAGACCTATCACTCGTTGACGCTGTAACAAATATCATTGATAGTCTAAAGTATGAATCGAACGAAATTGATTTAGGCGAATACACAGAAATCAAAGAAGTGAAGAAAGCACGTCAATCAAATTCTTGGGCAAAGCTTGAGAGAGAACTCTATGATAAGATTGGTGAAACCAAATTAACTATCGACACATGGAAACGGTTCAAACCCGTGGAAGGAACTCTAAAAGAAGATGGTTACTATGTTGATGGCGTTCGTTATAATACCATAGCAAAAGCATGTAGAGATTTAGTTGGAAACTCAAGCTATTGCTATATCGCATTTAAAATCAATGGTAAGAATATTACCGAAGTAATGAAAGAAAACGGAATCGACGTGATTGAATAAATTATGAAAAAAATCAAAGTACTCAGAGACGCATATATAACATATACCAAAGTTATTTGGAATGTACCCGTTGAATATGATGGAAACAAATATGTCATTGTTATGAATGAAGATGACAATGGAGGTGATGTAACATTATATTACTATGATAAAGATAAGCGATATTTTGTGGGAGAAGAGGTGAAAGGTTATCTTGCTGAACAGCTCTATGAAGAAGTCATCGAGAAAATGTCCGAAGCTGGTATCATGTATTCTGGTGTAAAGGAAGGCGATGAAGTTGAAGTAGAATGAACGGTTATCAAACATATCAAATATATCAATCTCTAAAACTTCACTTTACTTCAAATTACGATGCTGTAAAATATAATTTTAAAACCGCGGTTCGACAGGATACGTTTGAGCGACGACGCGATAGATACTTTTTCGAGAAACTTTCTCGAAAGTATAAGAAAGAAAATCTTATTCATTACTTTACTTCTAATCTTATCCAAAATCCAAGTGCTTGGATCGGTGATATGTCAGAAAAAGTCTATCATGAATATCTTGCTCGATACGATAAACTAACATATATGCTTTCACAGGATATGAAACTTATGGCAGAAAAAAGCTATTCGTTTGATGAATTATGTAAACCATCTACAGATAAATCGACTAATCCTCTTCTTGAAGCACTCAGGACTGCCGAGATTCAGCTTGAATCGGTAGTGCTGGTAGATATAATGGTCAACTTTCTTAATCGCCTGAAGAGTGATCTAAGTGATCCTCTTGGGATTAACGCCACACAGATTGATCTACTTCTTAAATACAAATTGATCATGATGCAAATGTCTTTACCTCATACCAAAATGAAGGAAAGAATACTTAACACCTTTACACAATAATAATCTTGGTGTATAATATATAAATAACAATCGGTTTAGGAGTACTAAACTTATACAAATAATACGTTGTTATATACTGAAATACAAATAAAATACAAAATAATATATGTCGTTCCAAACATTGAAACAAAATCGTGAAGCTGCTATCTCTAAGTTGGTAGCCGCTTCTTCTTCAGACAGTGAAAAGAAATCCTATGGCGATGATCGCATGTGGAAGCCTACTGTCGATAAAGCCGGAAACGGTTACGCTGTTATTCGCTTCTTACCAGCAGGTGAGGGTGAAGATCTTCCATGGGTACGTTATTGGGATCATGGCTTTAAAGGTAGCACTGGTCGTTGGTACATTGAAAAGTCTTTGACATCAATTGGCCAACAGGATCCCGTTTCTGAACTCAATTCACAACTCTGGAATTCAGGTCGTGATGAAGATAAGGAAATTGCTCGTCAACGCAAGCGTCGTCTACACCATGTCTCAAATATTCTAGTCGTATCTGACTCGGCTAATCCTGAAAATGAAGGTAAGGTATTCCTTTATGAGTACGGTAAGAAAATCATGGATAAGATCATGGACGTGATGCAACCTCAGTTTGCTGATGAAACTCCAGTCAATCCATTTGACTTCTGGGGTGGTGCAAACTTCAAGCTCAAGATTCGTCAAGTTGAAGGATATCGTAACTACGATAAGTCTGAATTTGATGCTCCTTCTGCATTGTTTGATGGTGATGAAACTCGCCTTGAAGAAATCTATAACAAACTCTATAAGCTAAGTGAATTCACTGATGCTGAAAGCTATAAGTCTTATGCAGAGTTGAAGAAGAAACTCTATGAGGTGATTGGTGAAGCAGATGTAGCAAATACATTTACACCTAATCAAACGGTCGAAATGAATACCACTAAGGAACCTACACTTGATGCACCAACTCCAGTTGATACACCATTTGATGACGATGATGGTCCAAGTGATAGTGGAGGCGATGAGGATACATTGTCGTATTTTGCACGCCTAGCCCAAAGTTAATAGAATAAACTAAAAAACTAACTAGAAGGAGTGGTCTTAATTGGCCACTCCTTTTTTTATCCTCCAACAGCAACTAAACCTTCATCCATCATATTTCCTTGATGGAACGTGGTTGCAGTGTTTGTTTGTGAATTATCGACCTGATAATTGTTGTTGATAATCGTTGGTCGACGTCCACGTCTTTCAGCTTTCCTGTCTGCATTTTCTTTTTCTATTGCGGCCATTTCAGCACCATTTTGCGCAAGCTTTGATCTTAATTCTTCAATTCTTGCTACAGATTTTGCACGCCCTTTTTCTTCTCTGCCAAAATACTCATCGTCTCCTTGTTGAGAACGATCAATGCGGGCTTGTTCTTTTTCAATTTCCGCCCGGATCTCTTCATCACTTTTACTAAATGGATTTAACTTATTAAGAAATCCAGTAATTTTTTCAAGAGGCGCTGAAAAGAATTCCTGGATTCTTTGCCAAACTGATTTAATTTTATCTAATAAACCCGTTTCTTCTTCATTTCCAAAGATATCACTTATTAAACCTTTAAAAACTTGTATAGGAGCGAATAAAAATTGTTTAACACTTTCAAAAATTCCAACTAAAGCTGTTTTAATTCCTTCAAAATCTAATGTAAATACAGCCTTAACAAGATCTATATAACTAGAGAAAAATCCTGTTATACCACCCAATATATCATCCATATAACCTTTAATAGCATCTCCAGTATTATCAAGTCCTATTAATCCTAGCAAAAATGACGATATGTTAGCACCTAATTTTAATACACTACCAATAAGAGCATCAAATACACCTATAACACCTTGTTTAAGACCTTCAACAATTCCGCCTTCTTGATATCCTTTCATAAAACCTTTGAAAGCAGCAAAGGCAGCAATGATTACGTTAATAGGCAAGAATAATCTTCCAAGTAATGTACCAAAAATCTTAGCATTACTTGCAATTTTTATTATTGCTTTGCCAATAGGACCTTTAGTTACTTTAGTAAATCCGCCAGTTATTGACATAAAAAGATTTTGTATTTTCTGAATGCCGGCTCCTAGGACTGGTACTTTCTTAAGAAACTTAAAAACCTTAATGGCGAAGTCGCCAATTGGCTTTAGTTTTTTACCAACCGCACTAAAAATTTCTTTTAATTTGTTTGCTACATTGGTGTTTAAGTTTTTAACAAATCCTTTAACTTTATCAAGTGCAGGCCCGGCACCTAAACCCCTTAATAATTTACCTAATTGATTAAAGTAGCCTTGAAAGAATCCAATTAAAAAGAAAGGTACTTGGAATAATACCCTACCAAGCGTTTTTAAGAATCCAGAATATTTTTTCTCCTCAAACTCTTCACGTTTAACTCCCTTTCCACCTTTCCTTTTTAAAGCAGCAAGCATTTCCCTACGATTTTCTTCATCTTGCAATTTATTGCCCATCATAAACGCTGTTAACGTTGAAATGTCACGTTGCATAAGTTCGGTAAGACTTATTATTATGTTTGAATTTCTAGTTAGAATTTGCGCATTATCTACTTGAGCTTTTTGCTCGATTAAATCTCGATTTGCTTGGTTTTCAGCAGCGATTGCTGCCTTTTTAGCACTTACTCTTTGAAATCGTGCTACAATTTGATTAAATATAAAATCACGTCTACGATAGAATTTTTCACGCTTAACCTGTCTTGCTTCAATCTCCTCTTGTTGTGCCTGTGACGCGGCGAGTTCTAAGATAACCGCGCCAAGAGCTTCATTCTGAGCGTTAATCTTACTAAACTGGCTGCGGCTAACATTAAGTTGCTCTTGTGTTAAACCAGCAATCTTTTCATTAGCAGGATCTGATGGGATTTGATTAGCCATTTTGTTTTCTTATTCTTTCGTTTTCTTCTTTTATATATTGATCTAAGAGTGAAACATAGATTTGCCTTTCCCAAGGAAGCATGTCATCAAGCTCCGATAAACTATATTTATGGTGTTGGACCATAGAAAAGTTGGTTTGATAGTGATTTTGTAAAGAATCATGGGAAAGGCCTAGATAAAAAAACTTTGTAGTCCTACTAATTCGATTTCATTATCGTGGCCACACTTAGAACATTTGAATTTAACGGTGTGCTTAAGCATTGGCTGATTTTCAATGAACTCTTGAATTTTTTCAAGATGAGAATGACTTAAGTTATCAATAAACTCAGCCACTTCCTTTGGACTTGTTTCACTTACTTTATAAACGTTATCTGCATCATATATTACATCAATAACAGCAGCAATCGCTTTAGTGAAATTTTCTGAATTAGTAACATTGGTAAGTGTTTCAACTTCATCAATTGAAACTTCCTTTAGTTTTATGCCTACATTTTCTGTAAGCTTTATATCTGTTTCAGGTTTCTTTTCAGGATATACGACTTCGATATCGTTAAGATTTATTTCGACAGTGTTGTATTCTCCGCATTCTTCACATTTAAATTGTATCTCTGCTGTTTCTCCTACACTTGCTGCTCTTAGTTTTAAGAATATATGCTCAATATCATATGTAGTGCATTTACTTGGATTTATCTTATTGAATGTACAAGCTTTAATAATATCTTTAAGTGCTCTTAGCATAGCAGCACTGTCGTTCGACTCCTGAGCAATCATAAGAATCTTTTCTTCTTTGACAAGAAAAGGACGGTAATCAACCTTTTCTCCTGTAGAAGGTATCGTTGTGCTATAGGTTGGTGTTTCTAGTTTTGGTAATGTATTCATAATAATTTAATACTTTTAGTTTATTTAAATAATCCTCCAATCGCGTTTTTGATTCCGCCAAGAGTTGAGGATATTCCTCCGGCAGGTTTGAAGTCATCATAAGTAAAAGTAATTGATAAACGTTGTGTTGCATCGCTACTTTCATTGTTTAATTCTACACTATTCATAGTAATAGGATAAGCATTTTGAAGAGTTACACCATAGATGGGCACATTCTTCTGATTTAATTGTTGGATAGTGATATCTGTTTTATAGACACTATCGTAGTTTTTTAAATACGTTTCTTGATTGATTGGCAATCCCATCCACTTATCAAACATCTTTCTTATATAATAATCATTTGTTAAATGAAATTCAAATTCTACATCTTCATTAAAATAGCCAGTTGGATGTTTAACCGATTGCGCAAATCCATTAAAAGGATTATCAAGTGTTTGTATTTGTCTACCCGGTAAAGAGCAACGATTACATAAAAGCGCGATATCTCTTGGATCATTTATTAATGAAGAGGCTTTAAAATCTCCAGATAAAGCTGTAATAGCTATGTTTTCAAGATCAATGTTAAGTAGTGATTGTTGCGGCGGCCGCATAAAGATTAAGAACCTATTTGTTCTAGCCAATCCTCCATGCTTACCAATAGTAGATTTAAAATCGTCAATCGTTGTAGGATTGATCGTTTTATTTATTTTGTTTAAAAGACTCATATCATTTTACGCGTTTCGACCCAAACTTGGTTTTTATTCTTTTTCTTAAAGTTTTCAGTGGGCATAAATAAAATTGTTTCCCATTCACTTGCGGGTACTTCAACTATATTAGAGCGAACGTGTTTTGTTAAATAGTGTTTAAAGCATGGGCCGTACATGCTAAGTTTAGAAGCACCTTTTAAAAGATTATATGATAATCTTAAACGAGTGGTAAGATCATACTTCTTATTTGTAGAATAATCCGTGAGTCTATCAAAAAAGATTGCTCGTTGTTTTGGAGGTAAGTAGTGTAGGTTAAGACCATAAAAACCACCCTTTGCCTTTTCCACCATAAAGATAAGAGGGAATCTATCATAATAAGGTAGCGTCTTTTTATGTTTCGGGTCATAAAAATACATGAACATACGACCAGGCAAAGGACGAGAGCGTAGTTTTAAATTCTCGTCCTTTAACAAGGTTTGACGATTTACCGTTCGCATTCCTTGCAATTCTTTTTTGAACCACTCTAAAGATTTTTTCGTGTTCTTTTCAACTCCAGCTTTAAATGCTGTCGCCTGTAATTTGTCTATGTATGAAACTGCCATTCTATAATCTATTTATAACTATGTTAGCAACTTTATACCAAGAGAGCGAAGAGTTTCCTCATGCCAGACTTGAAATTTCATTCCTCTTTTATGCGCAAATGCTTGGGCTGCTTCCCATTTAGATAAATTTTTAGCGTATGTCATCACCTCGTTCAAATACTTCTTTGTCTTACGTGATCTTTCCTTTGGAGGCACTGTCTGTTTCTTTGGCTTGATCTCAATCAAATAACAACTTCCATCCTTCATTCGAATAAAAAGATCTACAAAATATCGATGCATCTTTCCATCTGTTTTACAACGATATGGAACTATTACTGATTCGCTACTCCATCCAATAATGTCTTTATTATCATCGCACCATTTGAATGCTTGTCTTTCCCACAATGATCGATACTTAATTGTTGAAGGATTGCCTTCATACTTTTTAATATTTTTTGGATTATATCGTCCTGAATATGCCATACGTTTTATTATAAATAACAGTAAAGGTATATTTATATATGATTGGACAAATAAAAAAACTCATCGGAAAAGAAATCTCAGGCGCTGTCGATTCAATAACAAGTCAATTAGGTTTAAACAATTTTGCTGGATATAACTCAGGCGCTGAGGGTCTTATGTATCCACTTGAATTGCGCAATCAAACAAATCGACCTTGCATTGAGTTTACGGCATATGATACATCTTCAGGAGATGTACAGCTTAAGACCATTTGGTTCCCATGTCCTGCGGGAATTGAAATTAACGATCAAGCGTCATATAATACGATTGATCTTGGCGCACTCGGTGGTGCTTTAAACACCGCACTTGAAGCGGCAAAGGGAACTGAAGGGATTGGAGGAAAGGCAAGTGCAGTAGGTAAAAGTTTAATCAATCAAGTAAAATCAGCAAGAGCTGGTGAGATTTCAGCGCTTGCCGGAATGGCACTTCCTGGCTATGGTGATAAACTGCAGTTTAAAGCAAAAACAATTCTGAATCCAAATACAAATACAACTTTTACTGGTAACAATATTCGTTCCTTTAGCTTTTCTTTTAAAATGATTGCTCGTTCTGAAGCAGAAGCAAAGGAAATACAACGTATCCATAAAACATTTCGTAAGTATGCATACGCTGATTCAAATGGCAACCAACAGAATCTTACACTGAGGTATCCACCAGTCTGGCGTATTCGTTTTCTGGATGGACAAAAGAATGAGAATAAGTACATTCCTAAAATCTATTCCTGTTATTTGCAAGGAGTAACATCGACATTTAACTCAACCTCACCTACTTTCCATACAGATGGATCACCGCTTGAGGTTGATGTAAATATTTCATTCCAAGAAACAAGAGTACTTACACGATTTGATATTGAAACAATGGGTGATGATGAAAATCGCGGCATTGGTTCTGATGGACTTGCCACTGAACAAAATACAAGTGAAGCCGATCTTGCTCGATTAAATGAACAAGTAGCAATATGGGAAACCGCGAACAAATCAAACGAAAGTAATTAATCATGTCATTCTTTAAAAATTTTCCAACAAGACAGTTTGATCTTAATGAAACTGGTGATATTATTAATGTCAAAGATATCTTTCGACACGTTGATGTCGATGATCTTGCGGTTGATTCATTTATTTCTTATACGTATTATGATATACAATCGGGTGAAAGGCCCGATGTTGTATCGCAGAAACTATACGGAACAACCGACTTCTATTGGACATTCTTTATACTTAACGACTTTTTGAAAGAAGGTATCGGTGCATGGCCAAAGTCTGAACAGGAGCTTGAAAGATATATTGCTCGCCAGTACGATGCTTGTTCTATTCTTCAGATATTACCAGGCTCGTTTAGTGAATCGTCCGGTCTTTCGCCAGATAGTGGTAATACCTATTATCGAAATACTTTCCTTGGACTGGATCTCAATCATCCTTATTTAAGACTACGCCGAGCAGGAGATTCAAATGCATATGCTCTGGTTGATCGATTTGATCCTGATCTCTTTCAATTATATGTACATAAGGTGTCAAATCCAAGTGTATTCTTTAATACAACTCAGAACTATATACTCGAGACATATAATCCTTATTATGCTCAGAATCCAATGCATGAATCGGTTGAAGAATTGAATGATGCTTGGCTTGAAAAGGCGCTTATCTGGGTACAAGAAGGATATCAAACAGTGTATGACTACTTTGTTACGAATGTTGCGGCCGGTCTATCACGACGCGAGTATCTACGAGAGTTTGAAAGAGTATGTCTAGGCTCTGAACTCATTGGCTGGGAAGTCAATACAGTCTTCGAAAAGGGCCGCAATGCTCACGTGTCATACGCAAATACTGTCACGGAAGAACCTCTCACAGCATATGATGTCTATCGAGGACCATACGAAGTAAATGGAACAACACTCTACGGGCCGGGTGTAAATGGATTGACTGTACAGACACGCTACGAAGCCGAAGTCGAAAAGAACTTCGCAAAGAGAAAGATACGAGTCGTGAAAAAGAGTCAGATCAATGCCTTTGTTGAAGCATATAAGAAACTAATATAGGATGAGCGGAGCCGCACATAATCAGAATACAGACGCCAAAGGGAATCGTTTTAATCCATCGGCATATCATCTCGAGAATATCGAAATGGTTAACCATCGCGGAGAGAGCAAGTTCATCGAAAACATGGTCGTGAAATTCTCTCTATCCGAGAGTCTGTATAGTCCATCATGTATTCTCTCGTTGAGCATAAAAGATAGTAATAACTTCTTTGAAAGCTTTCCTTGCATCGGTCAAGAGACAATCACGATTCGATTAAAGCAAAAAGAACATAATACAGACATCGAAAAGAGCCTCGAACTCAAATTCTTTGTACAAGATTATCCGACATATGGCCGAGCACCGAAACAAAATCATACTCAAGTCTATCGGATAACAGGTATATCAGAACAAGCTTATATCTCAAGTCATAAGAAGATCTCTCGTAGCTATGAATATCAACAGACAGGGAAGATTATATCAAACATATTAGAGAGGGACTGTAACCTTGCGTTGAGTAAATATGCCTTTAGCGGAGAGACAGAGAGTAAAATAAAGTGGAACTGTCCTTATATGACTCCATTCACTGCACTCGAACAGATAAGAGCTCGGAGCTATGATTCATCGGGCTCTCCGTTCTACCTTTTTCATACGATATTCGACCGCATGAACTTCGTATCACACAGTGCTATGGTAAGCGAGCCAGTGTACCAGACATACTTCGATGCACGTCAGTTCTCTTCAGATCCTAATACAGCGAAAGACTTCGTCGAACGTGCTACACGTATACTTGAATGTACATCGAATATACACCAGTCGAAGATCGAGCAGAGTAGAGCTGGTGCTTATTCTTCGGAGAACTATAGTCTCGATTATACGTCAAAGGATTATTCGCAGAGTGTTTATACTTATAAGCATGATGATATAAGCACGCTCGAAGAGAATCCGACGATCTCTGAGAAGTTTGTTTTCTCTGATGGTGTGAATACTCCGGTCAAAGGTGCAAAAGATTTTACCTCAGCGCATGTCGAGTATATACCAATCAATAGTGGCGCTTATAAGAATGAGATACAAGACCCGACTGATACAGGTCTATTATATAACGATCTAACAAAGAAGTCGATTGCAAAGTTAAATAGTTATCGCGCGATTGCAAATAATGTCACACACGATATTACTCTCCATGGTGATTTGCAATTAAACCCTGGTCGTGTAATACAATTGCTCTTTCCAAAGGCACTTGATCCAGAACAATTAAAGGAATATCTCGACACAGACGCTTCTGACGTGTATGATCGTTCTTTAAGTGGTAAATACTTTATAGCATCGGTAGAACATATGTTTGAGAGTGGTCAATATTATGTTAAATGCCGAGTGAAACGTGACTCAACAGCAATAACAATAGAATGAAAACAGGATTTAAAGAACAACCACACTGGTTTACAGGCGTAGTCGAGGATATTAACGATCCCTCAGAGATGGGGCGTATAAAGGTTCGTTGCTTTGGTTACCACACACCAAACAAAGACGACATGCCCACAAAGAATTTACCTTGGTCTCATGTTATGATGCCAATACACAGTGCTGCAATGTCTGGTATAGGACTCAGCGCAACGGGTGTACTACAGGGTAGTTGGGTAATAGGATTTTTTCGAGACGGAGAAGCGCTGCAAGATCCTTTTGTTATTGGTACTCTACCGAGTATGGCTACCTCATCACCGGCCATTACAAACGGGTTCACTGATCCAGATGGAAAGTACCCTCTAACGGACCGGCTGCAAGAATCAGACCTGACACCTGCGTGTCGACATGTATATAGTTCTGAGCAACCTTATATAACAAAGAATGATTTACGCCAAGAAGATGTTGAAACCGCGGTGCCTCCTCGTGTTACTTCGGTACAACCTGATAAGGAAGAGTCTTATTATACACGAAATACATGGGAGAATCGTGTATTGGATGATATTATATCTCCGCTCTATCCGAAGAATCATGTTCATGAATCGGAGTCTGGCCATATAATAGAGGTTGATGATACTCCAA